TGATCGTATTGCAGTTGGCATGTATTCCGATCGGAGCATTCACAGTCCATGTGCCGCTCTTGATTAGGACATGATGGGCGTTGGGATTATTGGCCAACGCGGAGAGTTTCGCAACGCTGTCAATGATATAGTCATACTTAAATACGCCTGCGACATCGGTTTGATCTGCCTTGCTGTTCCATTTATTACGCTCGTTATCAGTGATAAGCCGATGTGTAGCATCCTGAATCGCGTCGATGAACCGCACGCCGCCGTCCCGGGTGATCTGCACATAGTTGCCCGCAGGTTTTACGGTTGTTGCCACAGCCTTGTAGATGTGGGCGATGGGCTTGACGTTGCCGTCGTTGTAGACATCCGTTTCGGTCTCGTAGCCCAGTGTGAGGTAGACGGGCAGGGCTGTCGCAGTAATCCCGGCAAAGGGCACGACGACCTTGACCGTCGCATTGTCGGCCCCGGACCCTTCGAGCACGACCAGACCGGGCGCTATGTCGTACTTGCTGCCGTTTGCCTTCACCTCGCATCCGGAAAGGACAAAAGCCCCGTACTGGGAGAAGAAACCGTCGATCACCTTCAGCGGCTCCTCCTGGAGTGATACGAACGCATCGCCGTACCAGTTACGGACGCCGAGCACTTGTGTTTGTCTTTTCATCTTTGGTCTATTTTATACGTTGTTAAAGCAGCCCTGTATTTCTCGATGTCGGCCCGTATCTGTTCGGCATCGACACCTGCCGGAATATGGACGATGAAGTCCACATCCCCGAACTGCTCGCGGTTCTCTCCCCGGAGCGATACTACCGCCGGAGTACCTTCGCCCCTGTTCAGTCCCACGGGGACTGCCACGCCCACACCTTCGGAGCGTATCCCGACCGCAAACCCCGTTTCACGGTAGGATTCGATCGTGATGTCCGCCGCTCCGTATTTGTTGCGCAGGAACTGTTCGAGCACTCCTTCCTGATTGGTCACGTTGAGCAGTTTACGGGTTTCGTCGCGCCACAGGCTGAAGGCGGCGAACAGGTCCGCCAACGGCTTTACAAAGGCCCGCAGAATCCGCAGACGGACGGGTTGGCGCTTGTGTTCCGGCAGGAGCTGCCGCGCCTGGTTCCGGAAGTCTATCTTATAGTTCCTCATAGCGATTTGGTAGATGTCAGGGTCAGCGTGTTCCCCTCGGCTGCGTACTCGAAATACCCTGCGGCCAGTTCGGCCAACACATCGACGGGGGCGAAGTCCGCCCCGGCGCTGGTCTTATGCTCGAGCCTTACGACCTTTACCGTCACGACACCTTCGGCGTGCATGACGGCGTCTACGAGCCGCTGGGCATAGAATACGGCATCGAATGACAGCGAGGTCTTGAACGTCTCGAGGGCCTGTCCGACCTGCTCACGCACGACACTCGAGGGGACCGCCGGATCATAGTACACCTCCAGGTTGTAACGTATCGTATCGGCAGTCGTGCTTACGATCGTCGTAGGAATACCCGTCGTGTGGATCGTGTCGATGTAGTCGGCCAGGTTGCGGCGTTCGCTGTCGTCCAGAGGGATGATCCGGCCCTCTCCGTCGGTTTTGGCCACGCGGATCGAAATCATCTTATAGACCTCGTTCACGGCCACGACCTTCACGATCCGGCTGTCGGGGTCGTCCTGCTCGTAGTAGAACTGCGCCGTGTTCTTGTCGAATACCAGTGTATGTCCGTTCTGAAAACGGTAGCACATTTCGGCATACCACAATTTGGTGCCCGGAGTGATCTTGGCCGTCAGCTCGTCAACCTCCTGACGGAACAGATCGAGAATTATTTCAAAGGCGTGGATCGCCGCTGCGACCACATAGGTCCACAGCCGCCACTCGGCGACCTTCGAGGTCGAGAGCTTCGGGAAATAGGTCTGCAGGTCGGTGATGATCGACTGCTGTATGTCGTTAATCGTTCTGGCCATATCGGTAGGTTGTTATGTCGTTTCCCAACTCTTTGAGCGTGTTCTTGCGCATCAGGCCGCTTTCGTCGTCGATGCGCAGCTGTGTCCCCGGCGCGACGGCCACGTCCAGGTAAAACCCCGTTTCGCCAATGCTGTCGATCCCCAACTGCACGAGGGCTTCCGGATCGTTGGCGATCTGTGGATTCAGGGCAAGGATTTCGCCCACGGCCTCGCAGGTTCCATACTGCTCGAGGGCGATGTCGTAGACCGTCTGCCGGGCCTTAACTGTTGCTGTCGTCATATTCTGCGCTTATCGTCAATGTTCCATCCGTAGCGTAGTCCACGGCATCGACCCGCATTCCGTCGCGCTCGCACTGCTTGCGCACGGTTCGGAGGAAGTCCGCCGGATCGGTGTCATGCAGGAACGATACACAGTCGACGCCGACGGTGGGCGCCTCCTTGAAATCGCCCTGGCTTGCCAGCAGCAGGTCCCGCTTGTGCTGCTCCGTCGCCTCGGTCCGGATCAGATCGTCGGACAGCTCCACGTCCCCCGTCGATGTCTGTAAAATGTCGATCATCGTATCAATGCGTTACGTTGGTGTCCTCATAATCCCCGCGCCGGACCTTGTCGCGCTTCGATGCCGGGGCGGGAACCTCTACGGGCTTGGGATTGTTCTGCGCCGATGCGCTTCCGGTCACGGCCACCGCTCCCGAGGGAATGGTGTGCGTATGCGTGTTGAAGGCCTCGATCAGGTCGTTGATCTTGCGGGTGAGCGGCTCGATATTGATCAGTCCGCCCAGCTCGCCGCCGTTCAGGACGATCTTCGGGGCCGAGGCCTCGATCCGTTCCCCATCGCAGGTCATGGTCACCTGATCCCCGAGGGTGAAGACCACCTTGTCGATCTCGGAGAACAACGCCACATACAAGCGGTCGCTCGCGTCGATCCGGGCGACGATCACCGCGCTCTCCCTCTTGGGGATCAGCACCCTCCCGCGCAGGTTCTCCTTCTCGACGGAGTACAGCAGCACCCCTTCGTAAACAATGCCGCCGATCTGCACGTCGCACGTCCTGGCGTTCTCGTCGACACTTTTGACCGTGCCGTACATGGCCGCCTTTGCCGCATTGCGCAACCGCTCTGATAACATCATGCGGACCTCGCGTATCTCTTTCTCTCTGCTCATATTTTTATCCCTATTTCCACGGTCCGGCGTGCTCCGCCCGTCCCGTAGGTTGTTTCTACTCCTTCGATGTAATACCGTCCGTCCCGCTCGTGGTAGACCTCGTCCTCGATCTCGGCCACCATGCACGGGGCGGCATAGGGCTGCAGGAAGGCGGTGATCCTGCCTGCATAACCGTCGTAGCTGTATCGCTTCAATTCTGCCGCCGCCAGGGCTGCCAGTTCCTGCTGATCCTTCACGTCATAGAAGTACAGCTTCTTCTCCGTCCCGTCCTTCGGACCGATCTCGGCCTCGACCTTCGTCCCGTCCTTGTAGATGCACACGGCCTTGATCTTCAGCTTCACGTCTTCGGCCCGCTGATATTTCAGATCGTCGTCCTTCACCACGTTGTAGCGCAGGCGGTATTTCACGGCATCGCCGACGACCTTGTAAGGCTCGCAGGCGTAGACACGCCCCTCGAGGTCGAACCATACCGCCAGGCCGTACTTGGTCTGCAACTGTCCCAGGACCCACGCCACGGGCTTATTGTCCGCAGGGAATGCCTCGAGGGTCAGCGTCGCGGCATATCCCACCTGCAGGCCGCAGGCTTTCAGGACCGCCGCGAGCGTGGTCTTTCCCTGAATCGTGACATTCCGGCGGCGGGTAGTGTAGAACTCGTCCTCGCAAACGATCTCGAGGGGCGTCTGCAAGTTCAGCTGCTTCACATAACCCCGAAATTCGGTGTACAGGCGTCCGTCATACCCGAGTTGGATTTCTACCGGATCGCCCGCCTTGATCACCTGTGCAGTCTCGACGTAGGCCGGAGGGGTCCCAGTCTGCCGGAGCACCGCCGTCACCGGAACCTTCACCGAAGCCGTGGCCCCGATCGTATGAATCGAGCGCTTGATCTTGATGTCATGCACTCCGCCGAAATACTTGCTTCCGATGGTTATTTTACTGCACGGTAGATACATGGCTATTGCACTATCAGTTCAAAAGGTGAATCCGTTTCGCATTCGATCGTCACCGCCTGGCCATCCTCCACACCGGGCGTCGGCGGGTACTGGATGTCCGTGATCACGACCCGGTCGCCCTCGTCGAGCAGCAGGTCCGTCAGCACGCAGATCAGTTCGACCGATTCGTTGATGTTGTAAAGTTCCTTCATGCGCGCAATCTGCGCCTCGGGATAACTGCCGTCTGCGGACCTGATGAAGGCCGCGACGGAGATTTTGTAGTCTCCGATGCTGATCAGCTCCTTGACCGACCCGCGGCGGCCCACCAGGGGCGTGCGCACGATGTTCTTGGTTCCAGTAATGCTGATCACGGCGTTCTCCAGCTCGAGGGTGTGATCCTCGCCCCGTATGTCCTGATGCCTGATGAATACGGGCATGAAGTACCACCTGCCCAGGGCATCCTTCTTGTACAGGCGCGTACCTTTCACGAGCTCTTGCTGCGGAGCTGGAGAGGTCGGGATGTCGAAGTTGTCCCCGGTGTAGCTGCCGGCCGGACGATTCGGGGAAAAGGCTCCCGGATAAGGCAGGCCCTTATAGCCGATGATCGACTGCAGCAGGTGCTCGATGTTATACTTATGCTTCATATTCGTCCAAGACTTTTTTCAGTACGGCAGTGACTTCCTCCTCGATCTGATTGTAGCCCTTCCCGTCGGCGTTGGCGATGTGTATCTCGATCGTGTCGCAGAATTTGCTCATCGTGACACCTCCGCGGCGCTGACTGTCGTATGCCAGTTCCGTCGGTGTCGGCCGGGCCGTTCCCCCGGACTGCGGGAGCGTAGTCGCCGCCACCGTGAGCGGCATGGCCAACGATGCCGCCGCGGTCGCCAGGGACGGAACCCGCACCGCCGAAAGCCGCGAGGCGATGGCCGTGTAGGCCGCCGATCCTTTCATGTCGGGGATGATCTTGTTCAGATCGAGCACCGTCTTGCTCCCGGACCCGGTCCCGGTCCCCGTCTTGGAGAAGTCGATGTTTACCTTTTGTTTCGTGCGGGGCGTCTTCGTGCCGTCCGGGGTTTCAGAAGCCGCAATCAACGGACTGACGGCATTGGCTGCGCCATTCTTGCCGTTTTTCCAGGAGAGCTCCCAGGAGAGGGAACTCCCGGCATCCTGGGCGAGGTTCTTCAGGTTCTTGGCCCCGTCGACGATGGCCTTCTTGCGGCTGTCGATGTCGCCCGAAATCTGCGAGATCATCGCCTCGTTCTCGGCCTTGTCGCCCAGGCCTACGGCCTTCTTGAACTTGTACCACCCGAGTTTTATGTAATCCAGGCCGATCATAATACCGTTGACCATCGTGCTGAACTCGTACTTGATCGTTTCGACGAACAACTTGCCCGTCAGCTTCATAAACTTGACGACGCTGTCCCACTGCTTGCCCCAGCCCTCGACCTTCGTAACGCAAACGGTGATGACGGCGATCAGGGCCGTGATCCCTGCCACGATCCAGGTGACCGGACAGCCCCACAGAGAAGCGTTCAAAAGCCACTGTACGCCTGTCCATGCCACCGTTGCCGCCTTTACGGCTCCGGCCCACACGGTGTGTAGTTTTTCCGCGCTGGTGACAAAACCGATCGCCTTGCCGAACAGCCCGAACAGGGGTAAGAGTTGCGAAACAGTTACAGCCTGCTGCGCGATGATCGTGGCGTAACCGCCAGTTGATCCCGTAAGTTCGAAAAACCCGATCTTCAGGTCGTCGATCCGGGCCTGGCAGCGTGCCATCATCTGCTGCACGGTGTCGGTGCGGATCGCGGCCTGCTCCTGGGCGACATTG